GATGAAGATGGTGGACCTATTCGAGGTAAAGTTGTAGGTCAAATTAGTCAAGTTAAAATTAATCCGGCTCAATCTGATAGAGGTAGTTATTATGCAGTTGGTGATCCAGCAATTGTTTATGGTGGATTAAGTTCAAATAATGGAATTGGTGCTACTGCTGAAGTAGGTTCAATAACCGAAGGTGCTATTACTAGCATCAACGTATTGAATGGTGGGTATGGTTATCAACCTAATCCAAATACAGTCATTAATATATTAAATTCTGGTGGCGCTACAGGAATTGTCGGTTCTCTCAATCCTGACCCAAATAAAACTGCGGTTGTTGGTTTAGTTCCAACCGATGCCATCTCGTTGTCGCAATATACTACAATTGGTAATGCAGCATACTCATTTTTTGGATCACATTCGTCCGCCAATGCAAACACATCTTTAGCTAATTCATTTACATTTACTTCAATTACAACTTACCCAATAGGATCAGTTTTGGTTGTAAATCCAGGCAAAGGACTTATTGCTGCGCCAACAATTACAGCAACATCTCAAGTAACAACGGCAATTGGTCAAACAGGATTAGACTCTCTTGGTATTTTGGCACCAATTCAAATTGTTAATCCAGGTTATGGATATAGAGCAAACGATACTATTACTCTTATTGGAGGAAGTGGTTACGGAGCATACGCAAATATATCCAATGTTTATGCTAACGGAGGAATTGCCTCAATTTCATATGTGTATTCAAAATCTAATACCGTACAAACTTATCCTTTAGGTGGTTTGGGTTATAATTCAGGATTACCAACTGCAAATATTGTTTCTTCTAATACGGCAGCTGCCAATGCGGTGATTGTTGTGCCAGGAATATTAGGTGCTGGTGCTCAGTTATCTGCTGTGCCTGACCGAGCAGGATCAATAACATCAATTAATGTATTAACTTATGGTGAAGATTACGTTGCCACACCAAATGTTTCTTTTGTTGTACAAGATATTGTTGTTTCAAACGTATCGATATCAGCACTTCCACAAAATGGGGATTTAATATATCAAGGATCAACTGTTGCAAATGCAACTTATTCCGCATCTTCTTATTCAATGTCATTGTTACAACCATTTAATGATCCTTTACAATCACTTTGGAATCTTAGAGTTTATAACTACAATAGCAATCCAAACCCAACTTTACCTTTAAAAGTTCAAAACAAAAACATCTTTTTAAAGATGGCTAACTATCAATATAATTCAAACTACAATACAAATGGTGTTAGAATTTATGGTGACGGTACGGCCAAAGGTACAGTTACTTTCTTAAACGGTTTGACAATCGGACAAGGCCAGTATCTCAACACAACTGGTCAACCTAGTGGTTTTGACGTATTGCAAAGTGAAAATTATAATAACTTTACCTATGAAATTACCGTAGAAAAAGAAATTGCCAAGTATAGAAATATATTATTGAATCTGTTACACCCAACAGGAATGAAGATTCTTGGAAGATATAAACTAGGAATCAATGGTGATTTTAGTTCGTCCTTTACTGAAGCTTTACAGACTGGTCTAAGTTTGCAAAACTATACTGGATATCCAGGAAGTTCTGTTACTATGGTCACTAATTTTACGAATCAGAGTAATAATATTGTTCAATTTAATAGTTTGGGTAGTGCCAATCTGGCTTCGTTTATCACTACGGGAATATTTGGAACCGCAAATAGTATTCTAGAAATTACTCCAACCAATGGTCCTTCAATTAGGTCGGAGATTATTGGAATAAACAATGCGGCCAATACAGTAACACTTAAAGAAAATACTTGGTTAACTTTTGCAAATGTTGCCTATGTAACCGCCAACTCAGGTAATAACGTCATAAATATATCGTCCTTGACTGGTCTTTATAATATTATTAATAATGGTAATTATACTAATCCTGCTTATCCATTATTAGATATTGTTTTCCCTGGTGATACCGTATTAGTCGACAACAATTCTAGTGCAATTGTTAATACCGTAGACTATACCAGAGGTAAGATATATTTGACAACAAACTTAACGGCTAATGTGAGCCAAGGCTTGTTATCCGTGAATAGAACATTTAACACAACAAGCGTCAGAATATTTGGTCCATTAGGAATACAATACGTTCCAGAATTGGGCACAGAAAGTGGCGATATAATAACAACAGAAGATAATAACATAATCCTATTGGGGTAAGTAAAGAATGAGCACTATAAAAATTTCACAATTAGCCAATCTGCCTTCAATTGCAGCTAATACTTCAAATACTTTATTTCTAGGTGTTGATATCCCTTCAAGCCTTACCGGTAAATTTACAGCAACTACTCTAGCACAACAGTTATTTGCCAATAATATTTTAAATGTTGGGGTAAATCAACAGAATTTACCCAACACTATTGCACAGTTTTCTTTAAGTGGTGAGTCCTACATTCAAACTAATTTGGTTAATACTAATGATGGTGGTACTGCCGATCTTGTTGTAACGGCTAACGTTGGTTCTGGTGGTTCCGATTCTACTTATTTTATTGATATGGGTTTTGCAAATAAGAAAGTAGTTCCAGGATTAGAATTTAATAATTTAGGCACTTCAATTTATCCACTAGATGGTTATTTGTACGTTCAAGGTGGTGCAATTAATTCTCCTGGCGGTCTAGGCGGAAACTTAACAATCGGTACAACAACAGCAAATACTGAAATTAAGTTTATTGGTGGCGGTAACGGTGCAGCTAACGTAGTCTTTAAAGTTACTGCTGATGGCCTTAAAATGATCAATGGTCATCCAATTTACTTTACTGATGGCACAACTCAAAATACTGCGGCAGCTCCAAGTGCTTATACTCAATCCGCTTTTGATAAAGCCAATTCAGCAATTCAAAACACTTCAACTATTACAGTAAATAATATTACAGTAACGGGTAACCTTATTGCTAATACAGTTGGCACTAGAGTTTCATTTGATAACGTTACATCAAACACCGCCACATTTAGTAAAAACTTGGTTGTGTTGGGCAATCTTACTGCCAATACTTTGTTAGGTAATATCTTCTTTTCGAATGTGACCACAACAACTACTCAATCCAATTCTATTCTTTGGACTACGCAAGCCGGTGCTATCCAGCAACAGGTTGCACAGTTATGGTACTATGGTAATACACAGTCGTTGATTTTGGATACAGATATTCCTGGTGATAGACTTTCTATCTCTAAAGTTCTTTTCTTCCGTGGATTTAATTCTACTGGTGCAACAATTCCTGCTAACTCATTTATTCGTTTGACACCCGGAGTTACAACAAATAACATTCCATATCTTGCTTTGGCCGATGCTACCAGTTCAGCTAATGCAACAGTTGCTGGTTTTGTTAAAATTGCAATCGCCAATGGTGCATATGGTTTTGCTTATTCACAAGGTATTGTTGAAGATATAAATTCAACTGGTCTTGGCCAAAACGGAGATATTCTTTTCTTATCTACAACTCCAGGCGTTGCTTCTAATGTGGCACCACTATCTGGTAATTCAAATACTGTTGTTCAATTAGGTAGAGTTATTTTAAGTGATGCAACACAAGGTAAATTGTTTATTCAAAATCAATTACGTCAAGCATATGGCCGCAAAGATGGTTCATTGTTGTATGCTTTTGCTAATAATATTACATCAAGTAATACAATTAGTATCAATGATACTACTGGTGTTTTAAATACAAATACAACTATTGCAAATACTTTTGTGTATGCTTCTGCTACTGCCAATTCAATGGTTACTCAGTTGAGTAGTAAATCTACGGCAGTCACAGCCAATGGCATTACTGGTCAAATTACAATGAACAACGCTGCATTAGCTGGTCAAGCATATGTAACTTTCACAGTCAATAACAGTTATGTTAAACATGTTAATGATATACCTTTTGTTGCAGTACAAAATTCAGTAACAACACCGAATCCATATCAAGTTTGTGTTGGTGGAGTTGCTGTTGGTAGTTTTAATATTTCTGTATATAATTCTGATTCAGGAGGCGGTTCATCACACTCAGATGCGATTGTATTGAATTGGGGATTAATGAGAGTTGGAAATTAACGAATAAATACACACTATGGCATATAAATCAATACTATCTTACGGCTCAAAAGTTTCTCAGGTTGAATCTGTTTATTATTCTCCGGTTACTGTTGTATCTCCGTCAACAATTCCACTTTCTTCTTTGTATTGTGTATTGGCCAAGAATGATCCTTGGACAGATGAAAATAATCCTCCAACACCAACTCAAGACCAGCAATACATAAAACAATTTTATAAAAAAATCTTTGCAGCCAAATATATTAGCTCAGGTAATATTTCTCCAGTAATTAAAAGAATTGATTGGACTTCTGGTTTTACCTATGATTTTTATCAAGATAATATTGATATGTTTGCTGTTGATTCTAACGAAAATTTAATTCTTAATTTTTATGTAAAAAACAAATACGACCAAGTATTCAAATGTTTGTGGAATAATTCAACTTTAGTTAATGGATCGTATGTTGGTACTCCATCAACAATTGAACCGTATTTTCAACCAGGCTCTTATAATACAAATAATATTTTTCAAAGTACAGATGGTTACAAATGGAAATATATCTTTACTGTTGACATTGGTTCAAAAGTAAAATTTATGGACTCTGCTTGGATTCCTGTTCCTGTCGGTCAAAACACACCAAACCCATTAGCTACTACTGCAATTGGTGTGGGCAATATAGATGTAATAAACGTACCACAAGGTGGTTCTGGTTATGATGTTGCTAATGCTGTAGTTACTGTAACGGTAACTGGTGATGGAACCGGAGCCACGGGAACCGCCACAATAGTTAACGGATCGGTCAAAGATGTTGTTGTTACAAATACAGGATCAAATTATACATATGCTTCTGTAGCAATAACATCAGATTTAGGATCCAACACAATTGCAATTGCGCCAACATCTCCTGTTTCTGGTCACGGTTATGATCCTGTGTCTGAATTAGGATGTTCTCATGTAATGTTGGTTTCTGAATTTACTGGTTCTGAAGGTGGAGTAATACCTACAGACATAATGTACCATCAAATTGGTTTATTGGTTAATCCTGTTGCAAAAAGTACAACTCCCAATCCAGCAAATTCAGCAATATATAAAACAACAACAGATTTTGTGGTTTCACCTGGTTTTGGTGTGTTTGTTACTGATGAAATTCTTTATCAAGGTGGCAGTTTGGCAACAGCAACTTTTACCGCAACTATATTAAGTTTTGATACCGCAGGCAATGTGGTTAAGCTGATAAATACAACAGGAACTCCAATAGAAAATGCTCCAGTTTTTGGAAATGTATCAAATACAACAAGAACTTTATTATCAATTAGTAATCCAGATTTTATAACATCTTCTGGTTATTTGACACTCATAGAAAATAGAACTGGTATACAAAGAAGTACAGACGGAATAGAACAATTTAAATTTGTATTAGGTTTTTAAAGGAATAAAATGTCATTGAATTTTAACACATCTCCCTATTATGATGATTTTGATCAGACAAAGAATTTTCATCGAATTCTTTTTAAACCTGGAGTTGCGGTTCAGGCCAGAGAGTTAACTCAATCTCAAACCATTTTACAAGACCAAATTACCAAATTTGCTGACAACATTTTTAAACAAAATTCGCCTGTTACTGGTGGACAAGTAACAACCAACTTTAATTGTTATTATGTTAAACTTCAAGATACATACGCCAATGTAAATGTGGATGTAAGTAAATTTAATGGACTGTTGGTAACAGATGCAACAGGTACAGTATTGGCTCGTGTGTTGGCCGTTGCAGCGGCAACATCTGGTGACGCTCCTACTTTAGTTGTTTCTTATCTTTCAGGTAATCATTTTACCGATAATTCAGTAGTTTACGATACTGCTTCCAATTTAGCAGCTCAAGCTTTGACTGCCAATTCAACAGGAATTTCTTCTGTTGCTTCTATTTCTCAAGGCGTATTTTATGTTCTAGGTAACTTTGTACAAATTCAACCTTCAACTATTATATTAAACAAGTATAGTTCAAGCGCCAATGCTCGAGTTGGTTTAACTATTACAGAAACCGTTGAAGATTATATTAATGATGCTTCTTTGTTAGATCCTGCTGTTGGTGCTTCAAACTATCAGGCACCTGGTGCAGACCGGTATTTAATTAGTTTAACTTTATCCAGCCGGCCATTAACTTTAGGTGACGACCAAAACTTTATTGAATTGGTTCGTGTAACTAATGGCTCTGTTGCCAAACTGGTAGACGGTTCCGTATACAATGTAATTGATGATTATTTTGCCAAGCGAGATTATGAAACCAATGGTGATTATGTTGTTAATGATTTTAAATTAACTCCTAAATCCTACGCAGGCAACTCAGCCAAATACACAATGAGTATTGGTAAGGGAGTTGCTTATGTTCGTGGATATCGTTTAGAGAACTCTACACCAGTTGATTTGATTTCTGACCGTGCTAGAACAACCGCTTCACAAAATAATAATCCTGTTTTCATCGATGTTGGCAATTATTTTTATGTTAATAGTACCAATGGTATTTTTGATGTAACTACCACAGCAAACGTAGATTTACATTGTGTTACGGTAGCAAACGTAAGCACAACGAATGCCGCAACATATTCATCAACAGTAGTTGGTTCAGGTTATGTTCGTGAATTAATTTATGACCACAATACAATTGATGCACAATCAAACACTTATGTTTACAGAGCATATGTTAATGATATTCAGACATCTTCACCCTCTGCAAACGTAGTTGCTGCAACCACCAATACTGTAACTTTACCTGCAACCTATTCTGCAGCAAATAATGCTTATGCTGGAGTTAATATTTCTATTATTAACGGTACAGATGCTGGAGATTTTAGAACAATCACTTCATATAATGGTGTAACTAAAGTTGCAACAGTTAATCAAAACTGGTCAATAACACCAGATGCAACTTCTGTGTTCTCTTTAAATTTTGGTATCAAAGACACACAAATAATTGTTGGTGCTACCAAAACTTCTTACCCAGCAACAATTACGGCTTCTGCCATTATTGATCCAGAAAGTAAAGCAAACAATACTTCAACTGGTTTAACAGTTATGCAAAATGGTGGTGCTCCAGAAATGTTGTTTAGGCTCGGAAATCCTTATGTTGCATCATTAAGTGGTACAACATACACAACACAACAACTCTGGAGAAGTGTTTCATTTGGTCTTTCTAGTGGTTCTTATACCGCTCAATTGAGTTTTACTGGCGGTTATTTAAATGTATTACGTCACATTGGAACCGTAGGCACAACATTATCTTCAAATGTTGTTAAACAAAATTTCTTTATTGTTGTTACTTCGGTAGGATCAGGATGTAAATTTAATGTTGGACAAGTTCTTACTTGGACTGGAGCATCTAGAACAGCTTCATTAAATTCTGATGGCTCTGTAGCCACATTAAGTGTAACTTCTGCTGATGCTGGTGGTACATTTACCGCATCTATTTTAGAACAAGTTTACGCAGTCAATGCTGATAACTCTGGACATTTATTAAAGTATAAAAATTTAATTACTGCCAATACAACGGTAATTAATTCTTCAAATACTGCAGTTGTTACTGGAGTTTATGTTGACGATACTACTTTAACTTCTACTGGTCAGGTATACATTCAAAACTCGGCAATTGTATCACCAGGAAGTAAACAAAATTTATATCTGTCTGATATCAAAACTGTTGTAAAAATTATTGATACTGGAAGTCCTTCATTAGCACCAACACCGGCAATGTTAAGTTCAGCAGCTTATGATGTTACTGCTAACTTTAATTTTGATTCTGGTCAAAGAGATTCTTATTATGATCATGGTTCACTTACATTAAGACCTGGTGCACCTTCAATTAAAGGTAACATGCTTGTGTTGGTTAATTATTACCAGCATGCAGGTGGCGATGGTTACTTCTGTGTAACATCTTATTTGAATTCTTCTTTACCTGATACTTATCAATCTATACCTTCTTATAACGCTAAAGATGGTATGTTATATCAGTTGCGTGATGTAATTGACTTTAGGCCTGCTCGTAAGAATGCTCAGACAGCATTTACATATCGTCTGTCTACATCTGATACAATGCAAGGCATTTATTTACCATCAGATTTAAGTACATTTTATGGTCTGTATTCATATTATCTTGGCCGTAAAGACAAATTGGTATTAAGTAAAGATAGAAGTTTACAAATTGTTCAAGGTAATCCTTCTCTTAGTCCAATTCTTCCGGCCGAACCTGATGGTTCATTGGTAATTGCTAATTTAACTCATACTCCATATACTGGTTATGTACCAACTGAAGCACCATCAGGTGTTGTTCCTGATTTGTCAGTTGAAAAAGTTAAACACAAACGTTACACCATGCAAGATATTGCTGGTCTTGAAACTCGTATCAATCAAATTGAATACTATACTTCATTAAATGCTCTTGAACAAAGTGCCACAGGCCTTCAAATTCCCGATGCATATGGAGTAAATCGTTTTAAAAATGGTATTTTAGTTGATGACTTTTCAAGCTATGCTACAACAGATACTTTAAATCCTGATTATAATGCAACCATTAATCGCCGTCAACGTCAGTTAACTGCTGGCCAAAGTGTTCAGAATTTCCCATTAAAATCATCCGTTTTAGCGTACAATATGGGATTAATTTATAAAACTTTAGGAAATTATAACTTAGGTTTTGAATTCAATTCTGATGGATACGTTAATTATTTTAGTTTGCCTTATACTACTGCTAATGCCGCTTCACAAGTGTTTGCTTCTCGTACCATTAATGTTAATCCATTTGGTGTTTCATTAACAACAGGTGTAACATCACTATCACCAAACGTTGATAATTGGGTTGATACAAACTATGCACCTTCATTGTTGATTACTGATCCAAATTTACAAGTATTCCGTTCTAGTGGTAACATTAATGTGTTGACTGCAGGAGATTGGAAAACAATTTCAGGTACTACTACAACTTCTTCAACTGGTCCTGTTGTAGGACATAATATTAATCCTTCACCATTTGGGTTTGTTGGTTATGTTGCAACACAAACAGCTTCAACAATAACTCAAGCACAAACTAATGTTTTAGGTCCTTACGATCAAATTGGTAATACATATTCATTAAACAATGGATATATTACAGACATTTCCGTATTGCCATTTATAAGACCACAACAAATTGTGGTTCGTGCCAAAGGTATGTTATTAAATACTCCTGTTGATTGTTATTTTGATAATATCAAAGTCAATAATTATATTCGTAGAGCCAATAGAATTGAATTAACTGGTGTCAGCGGAATATTTAATGAAGATGACGTTATTGGTTATTATAGTAGTAATGTTTTTTATCCAACAGCTCGTATATTAGGTGTGTATGTTTATACTGGTACAAATGGTACTAAAGTAAGATTGTATGTAGCTGCTGATGCTTCATCAACATCTTATACCACAAATGGTATAATTCAAAATGGATATTTTAATACCTCTGGAACCTATGCGGCAAATACGGCAGCTGGTACACTCTCATCAACAACAGTACACGCTGGTAGATTCTCAAATGTAAGTGGTAACCAAGTAACCTTATCACCAATATCTTCTTCAACAGATATCTATTCAGGTAACACCATTTATGTTTGCGCAGGAACAGGCGCAGGACAGTCTGCTACGATTTCTTCATACAACGGCACAACCAAAGTAGCAACATTGTCCACAACGCTTTCTACAGCGAATGGAGATATATACTCGATTGGTAGTTTCACCACAAATCCTGACGGTGCTTTCCATGCCGTCTTTAATTTGCCAGCCAATTCTTACCATACTGGCCAACGTGTGTTCCGTGTAGATAATTCATATGGTAATGCGGGTGGTGCTGCCACTACAGTTGCTGAAGGTACTTTCTATTCAGAAGGTCTACAAACAACTTCACAAGGAATAGATTTTGGTGCTTCACCATCAGGTGCTAAAGGCACATTTACACAAACCAATCAACAGACAACCACGAATATTACAACAGTTTATTCTCCATGGGATCCTGTGGCACAAACATTTATCTTCCCTAAAGATAATTATCCAAATGGTTTATTTTTAAATTCTATTTCAGTATTTTTTGCTTCAAAACCAACCTCATCGGATGCACCAATTAAACTGTCTATTGTAGGTACACAAAATGGTTATCCAAATGGACAAACATTAGATCATTCTGTTGTTATTTTAACTCCAGAGGCAGTTAATGTTTCTACTGCTCCACAATATTTGGATAAAACAGCATCAACAGTATTTAAATTTAGTGCTCCGGTTTATATTCAACCAGGTGTATTGTATGCTTTCATGTTACAAACATCTTCAACTGAATATACATTATGGTCTGCTTCAAATGGCGATGTTGCTTTGCCATCTTCGGTTAAGAATCTACCGAGTGATCCATCACCATCAACAATTACCAAAATTGGTTCTGCTCCATATGTTGGCGCTTTGTTTTTATCACAAAATTCTCAAACATGGACTGCTGATCAAAATCAAGATTTAATGTTTGTAATTGATCGTTGTGTATTCAACACATCGGTTACTCCAACAATACAATATGTTTTACCTAAGAAATTACCATACCGTGCTTTGGTTGATCAAAGTTTAGATTATTTCTTAAATGCAAATAACGTTTCATCTGCAATTAGCAGTTTTGCCAATACTGACGTATATGTTGACGCATTTAATATTACCACAACTGATTTTACTCCTACAACAACAGGTATTAACTATTCTTATAATGCCACTTTAGCATCGACTGGACTACCTGCAGGCACAACAAATATTATTCCTGGCAAATTTGGTACAACAACCCAAGATGATATTTATTTAAATGACGGCAATGGTGAACGTATATTGTTGGCCAATACAAATCAATCATTCTCATTATACGCACAGTTAAGTACATTTGATAATGCAGTTTCTCCAATCGTTTCTGACGCTGGTTTATCCGTTTATGCAATTAGATGGAATATTAATAACTGTGAATTGTCAAACTCTGTAATCACTTTAGTCAATGGCGGTACAGGTTATAGTAATAATACGACCGGTAACGTAACAGTTTCTATTTCTGCACCAACAGGTACAGGCGGTGTACAAGCATATGCGGCAGCTAACGTACAAAACGGCAACGTAGTTTCTGTTTATGTTACATCCGGTGGTTCAGGATATATTGCAACACCAACAATTACAATCAATGACGCAAACACCACTCCAGGTTCAGGTGCCAATGTATCAATAACTGGTGAAACATCTAAAACTGGTGGTAATGCTCTTGCTCGTTATGTCACCAAGAAAGTTGTATTGGATCAAGGATTTGATTCTGGTGATTTGAATGTATACCTTACTGCTTACCGACCAGTTAATACTGACATCAATGTATACTACAAGATTCTCAATCGTAATGACACACAACGATTTGAAGATAGTTCTTGGCAATTAATGACTAAGATTAATAACTCCGGTACTGCTTATTCTCAAACAAGAGATAATACTATTGAGTATACTTTTGCTCCAGGAACAACAGGTACAGACCAAGGCTTTGTATCTTACACAAGTACAACAGGTCAAGTTTACACCACATTTAGTCAATTTGCTATTAAAGTGGTATTAACTTCTTCTGATCACACTTATGTACCATACTTAACAGACATTCGTGCTTTGGCTTTACCATCAAATACTAATACAACGGTATAATCATGTTAGTTCAGGTTACTGGTACAAAATTAGTTCGAGATACTGAAACCATGGCACTCATTAATAAAGATATTAATGGGTTGCAAGAGTATAATATGAAAAGAAAAATGGCAGCTAGCCAAAAAGAAGAAATAAATACAATTAAATCAGAAATCAACAATATAAAGAACGATATGGGTGAAATTAAACAGTTGTTGTTCAAATTATTAGAAGGCACAAATGGCTAATACAGTTTCTATTCTAAGTTATGCTAACACCTTTGGCGATTGGGTAGTCACAACCAATGCTTTGGTAAGAGAAAATAACACACTAGCGGCCAACAATTATACCAAAAGTATCGGTACTTTATTTCTTAGTGACCCTACATTGGGTTTACAAGTCGCAAACAATTCTATTTTTGGTGGTCAACTTCAATCACAAGGCCTTGGTTCTTCTGTAATAATTCAAAACAATCTTACTGTTAGTCAAGGTCAAATCTATTTTTCAAACACAGCATTAGGTTTAAACAATGCCGGTCAAATGATTGTTGGTGGTTTGTTAAATGTTAATGGTTCTGGTTTAGGCATTTCTGTTTTAAACAATTCTCAACTAAATGGTTACTTGTCAGTATTAGGTAATACGGCTATTGCCAACACATTAAGTGTTACTGGTACAACCACAATTTCAAACAATACATTCATTAGTGGTAACGCTCAAGTTACCGGCAACGTCATTGCTCAAAATTATGTTAACGTAACTAAAGATGTTAACGCAACCAATTTTAATGCAACAAATAACTTTAATGGTTATGGTTTAAATATTACCAATAACGGCAATATTGATAATGTTTTGTCTGTTGGCAACCAATCGAATCTTAGTGGTAACGTTTTTGCTGGTAATAATATTACTTCAACGGGTACAGTAACAGCGGCTAGCGTCACTGCAAACAATATTATTAATACTCCTTTATTGAATGTTAGTACTTCAGCATATGTAAACGGCACATTGTATGCAGGTAATCATATTGGTAATACATTGTATGCAAACTCAATCAATGCCAATAATACCATTAATGTTCCATTGTTAAATGTTTCTGGTGCTACATACACCAATACATTGAACGCTAATAACACTATTAATACTGCTCTACTAAATTCTAGTGGACCAACCTTTACTAGTACACTTAATGCTAACAACACAATCAATACTCCTTTATTGAATGTTTCTGGATCCACATATACTAATACATTAAACTCCAATAACACCATCAACACCGCCACATTAAATGCTTCTGGTACAGCATATGTAAATGCTTTGACATCTAATGGTGCAATTTCTGGTACAACAATTGGTGGTACTAATTTAACATTGAGTGGAACAACTCTTAGTGCCACTAATGTTACAGGTAGTTTTTCAGCATTAACAACAACTGGTTCTGTAACTGTCGGTGGTAATTTTATTATTACTGGACAAACTGTTTACGCAACCAATACATTCACTCTTAGTGCTGGTGTTGGTTCACCAATCACTTCATACTTTAATGTGTATCGTCCAGCAGCTTCAAATGCTTCGATTCGTTGGAATGAAACTCAACAATATTTTGAATTAAATGACGTTAATAATGGAAATTATTACAGAATTCATACAGACGAATATTCAAGTGACACCACTTATAATTATGGTTCAAAAAATATTGCCACTTCAAATGCAGTATCATATTTACAAGGTGTTGCTAATACAGCAAATAGTAATTTAACAACCAACGTAAACACATTAAATTCAAATATTACCGCTAACGTAAGCACATTAAATTCAAACATAACGGCCAACGTTAATACATTAAATTCAAATATTACCGCTAATGTTACTACTACCGTAAGCACATTAAATTCAAATATTACTGCTAACGTTAATACATTAAATTCAAATATTACTGCTAATGTTACAACATTACAAAGCAATATTAATAATGCAAATGCTAATGCAGCAAACGCCACCTACTTAACCAACGGAACATTACCTGCTGCTAGATTACCAGCTTCTGGTGTGACTGCTGGATATTGGGGTGGAACGACACAAATTCCAGTATTGAATATTGATTCTACTGGTCGTGTAATATCCGCTGCTAATGCTTCTGTATCATCTACTTTATCCACGGCAGGTTCTAGTGGTACAGGTAGTGTATCGTTAATTAATCAAACTCTGACAGTTACATCGTCAAATACCAATATTGTTACAGTAGTTAATTCTGGTCAAACATTAACTGTTACTCCACAAACTTCTGGTGCCTCATTTGGTAATTACGGTTCAAGTACGGCTATTCCTGTATTGACTGTTGATACTTTTGGTCGTGTGACTAACATAACAACGACAGCAATTTCAACATCAATTGCACTTGCTGGTGGATCAGGTACCGGTTCAGTTGCTGGTGGCGGTACATTAACCATTAACGGTAGTACAGGTCTAACAACATCTGTAACAGGTAGTACATTTACACTCACAAATTCTGGTGTTACTTCTTTAACAGGAACAACAAATCAAATTTCTGTTTCAGGTTCTACTGGCGGTGTAACATTATCATTACCTCAAAACATTAATTCTGGTGCTGCTCCAACATTTGCTGGTACAAACTTCACAAGTATTCCTAATGGTGCTTTAACAAATTCAACCATTTCTGGTATCTCTCTTGGTAGCAATTTAAATAGTTTAACCATGAATAACGGTGGTGCTGGTGCAGCTTCAGGTACCACATTTAATGGTTCTACCGCTCAAACTATTTCGTACAACACCATTGGTGCTTCACCTTTAGCCGGATCAAGTAGCTTAACTACAGTAGGTACTATTGGTACCGGTACTTGGCAAGGTTCTTCAATAGCAACCACCTATACTGCCGCCAAAGTAACTGACGTTCAAGCAGGTACTGGTGTGTCTGTAGGTAGTACAACAGGTTCTGTAACAGTTAATATTGGTCAAGCAGTTGGCACATCTGCCGCAGTTACTTTTGGTAGTTTAAATGTTGGTTCTGCAACAGGTTCCACTACAGGCCAAATTCGTGCTTCCGATAATATTACTGCTTATGCATCTTCTGATAAGAAATTTAAAGAAAATATTGAAGATATTCCAAATGCGTTAGATACTATTGATGCAATTGGTGGTAAATTGTTTGATTGGACTGATGCTTATTTGGAAGCACATGGTGGTGAAGATAGTTACTTTAATCAAAAACAAGATTTTGGTGTCATTGCTCAAGATGTTCAAACCGTATTCCCAAGAGCCGTTCGAACAAGAGAAGATGGTTCTTTGGCGGTAGATTATGAAAAATTAGTTGCTTTGTCATTTGCAGCAATTAAAGAACTCAAAGCTGAAATAGAGGTATTGAAGTCAACTAAATAAACCAGAAGGTTTTTCAAAGAGGAAAAAATGTCTGCTGGTTATCAAAATCTCTATCTGGAACAAGGATCCACCTTTTCCACAACAATTACTCTAGATGATGTCTACTTAAATGCCTACAATCTGGTAGGGTATACTGCATCTAGTCAAATGCGTAGGTCGTATTATTCTGCAAATGTTTCAGCAACTTTTTCAACAGTAATCAATACTAGTACTGGTCAAATCACATTAAATTTGAACGCACCAACCACAGCAAATCTTGCTCCCGGTCGTTATGTGTATGATACAATCATTACTAGTGCTTCACAGCAGGTAATAAGAATTTTAGAAGGTATTATTGATGTTTCTCCTGGCGTTACGAGGTAATAATGCCAAATGTTACAGTCACACCACCATCGGTTATTAAGGTTCAAGTAGGACCAGCAGCCAATCCAACAGTTCCAACTATTAATTATGGTGGTGCCGCCAATAAATTAAGAAATTTAACTGATGTTGATGCTACAAACCTACAAGATGGTTATGGAATCATCTATGTGGCTGCTACAGATAAATTTACAGTTGAAGCTGTTGCCAGTAAAAATATAGACAACGGATTCTTTTAATGGCCAATACCGCAAATATTCAAATACTCCGTTCGTATGCTAATTCATCACCAACAACACTTCTTGATGGTCAGTTAGCATTTTCATTTAAATCCAACACTCTTTATATTGGTTCCAATACTGGTAGCGTTATTGCCATTTCAGATCAAGCCACAGCCAATCTTGCAAAACAATTAGCAAACACCAAAGTAAGTAAATCTGGCGATACAATGACCGGATCATTAATACTATCTGGTGAAGGTACTGATTTAAAGTTTAGTAGTGGTAGTTCATTGGTAGGAAATGAGGCGAACAATTTAATATCAATTAAAGCAAATGCCAATAATGATATAACTGGTGTTTCTGCTTATGAATATGATGGAGGTGTGGTACAATTATATTCTAATAACCGTGTAGAAATAATTACAGATACGGGTGCCGCAGGCGCTTTATGGACTTTTGGTCCAGACAGTTCACTTACTTTTCCCGATGGTAGTAAACAATATGTTGCCTATGATGCCACATATGCTCAAGGTGCTTTTGCCAAAGCCAACTCTGCTTCAGCAAATACCGTAATTACTCAAGGTGTTGATGCAACTCAAAATACTAATATAATTGCAGCTGCATCATTAGCACAAGCGGCTTACAATACTGCTAATGCCGCCGGATCAAATCAAACAGTTATTGCGGCTTTCAATCAAGCCAATACGGCGTATAATGTTGCAACATCAGCTTCGTCAAATACCACATATTTGCAAGGTGGTTTAAATACTGCTAATTCTAATATATCATTATTATTTGGTATATCAACAACTCAAAACACCAATATACAAAATGCTTATAACCAAGCCAATACTGCAACAGGTTTGGCTCAAGCGGCATTTAATTTAGCCAATACGGAATCAAGTCAAGCGTTTACTCAATCTGTAGCTAATACTGCCAATTCAGCACAAGCAAACACCATCTATACTCAAGGTGTTGATGCAAGCCAAAATGTTAGTATTGCTTTATTACAAGCAGGATTAATTACTGCTAATGCTAATACAGTTTATACGCAAGCAGGACTCAATACTGCTAACGGAAACATATCGGCACTTCAGGGTGGATTGATTACTGCAAACGCAAATTCTTTTTACATTCAATCAGGTCTCAATAGTGCTAACGCCAATATTAGTATTTTATTTGGTATAGAAACAACACAAAATACCAATATCACCAATACTGATGGTAAGATGCAGTCGGCTTATAATCAGGCCAATGTAACCGCTGGTGGTTTGATAACTGCTAATGCAAATTCGTTCTATATTCAATCAGGTCTTAATACCGCTAATGGTAACATATCGGCATTACAAGGTGGTTTGATTACAGCAAATGCTAATAGTTTTTATATACAGGCAGGTCTTAATACAGCCAATAGTAAAATTAGTGTTATTCAAGGTGTCGATGATACACAAAATACTAATATTGCCGCTACTGACGGCAAAATGCAGAGTGCTTACAATAAAGCAAATAGTTCATTGCAACTTAGTGGTTCGACACAAACTGTAAGCAGTAACGTAATTATTCAAGGTAACCTAACAGTTACAGGTAATGTATCATATACAGGTAATGTAACTTCAATTCAAATTACTGGTAATACTGGACAATTTTTTGGTTACGCTGCAAACGGATTTAATGCATTGTATGCTGGTATACCAACAGGTTATCTTGTTGAACCACAAATGATTCTGCAACTCACCAGTAACTTTAATGGTTACGCTGGTGGTATTAATATGCAGAATGAAAATTCTGGTCAGAACGCATCATCGGATTTATTCATTACCGCAGATAACGGATCAGTTAATGATGGATTCTTAGATTTAGGTTTAAGTTCTTCAACATATAATTATCCTGGTTATTCATTAATTGGTAAGAATGACGGTTACTTATTTGTGACAGGAAACACCACTACGGGTGGTGGTAATATGATTGTTGGTACCGGTTTAAACAATGATGTTATATTTGCCACAGGTGGTATTGAAACAACAAATGAAGTAATGCGTATCACTTCAGGTAATAATGTTGTTATACGATCAACTAATCCTAGCACATCAATATTCTCTGGAGCATTACAAGTTCAAGGTGGAGTTGGTGTAACAGGAAACATCTACGCAAACTCAGCAACAGTTAATGGTATAAATGTATACAACTACATGACTGCTGCTTATGCACAAGCCAATACAACTGCTGGCGGTTTGATTACTGCAAATGCAAATACAGTTTATATTAAAGCCGGATTAGATTCAGCTAATGCTAACATAGCAATTTTATTTGGCATTGAATCAACTCAAAACACATGGATTAGTTCCAATGTGGCTTATATGCAGGGAGTTAATAATACTCAAAACACTAATATTCAATTAGCTTGGAATAGAGCTAACAATTCATTACAACTTACTGGTTATACATCACAGACCGTAAATGGTAATGTAACCTTCAATGACGTGGTCATTTCTGGCAACGTCAAATTGAATGGTATATCAAATGATGGTAGTCAAAATAATATTCTTTATTTTGATTCAAATAGTGGCAATATAAGTTATGGAACACCAAATAAGTTAACAAATAATAATTACACGTTGTTTTTGGATTCAAACGGAGGACTAAATCTTCCAGGTAATGATACTGGTTATGGCATTATTCGAAGAAATGGAAGTCGCACACATAATGAAATCAATATTGTGTCTAACAATTATGTTCAAATGCAATGGACAGACAATAGTGCGTCCTATAATCCAAATGATGTTCTTATAAGCCGACCAACAAATTGGATTTATGTCGATCCGTTTGGTACAAATATTGAATGTGTTGATCAATATTCCAATTATATATCATGGAGTTTTGATTTTAACGGAAATTTAAATTTTCCAGACCAGACATCACAAACAACAGCATTTACTGGTGTGGCGGTAGACGCTAATGCAAGAGCCAATATCATTTATATCCAAGGTGTTAATGATACTCAAAATACCAATATTCAATTAGCTTGGAATACTGCCAATAATGCTTTATCAAATATTGGTCCAGTAGTCACAGTTAATTCATCAGCAAGATTATTTGTTTCGAATACACAATCAAGTACATCAAATACTACTGGTGCTTTGGTTGTTGCTGGTGGACTTGGAGTTTCTGGTAATACTTATCACTCAAGTAACATTTATATTACTGGAGCCAATACAGGTGTTGTTTTCCCGGATGGCACTTTTCAATCGTCCGCAGGTAATCAAGTTGTTTTTAATACTGATACTTTTACGGTTACAACAAGTCCAACGTTTGTTTTATCACGACAACCAACTTCAGCCAATAGTGTTTTTGTTAATATAAATGGTATATTACAAGCTCATGCTTCTTATATTTTATCCGGTTCTACCATAACTTTAAGTGAAGTTCCTTATAGTGGTTCGGTTGTTGAAATATCATATAATTATAATACAAATACTGGCGTTTTTGTACAAACAAATAACTTTTTACCCATCGCTTTTGGTCCATCCGGTGCCTTAACTGATGTAGCATCTGTTGCTTTAGCATCGGCCCTTATTGCAGCATAAATAACTATCATGGCAATCAATTATAAAAATAATCTCGTATCTGGCATTGGACAAACCTTTACAACGGTTTATAATCCAACCACCACAGGCGTCCAATCAACAGTTATTGGTATGAATATATCAAATAGCTCAAATACTGCGGTTACAGCCAACGTTACTTTAACTTCTGCTGGAACTACATCTAACGTGGTTAGAAACATAGTAATTTATGCTGGTACAACATTAAACGCTATTGATAATAGTAAATTAATTGTAGAGCAAAACGATTATATACAAGTCAATTCTTCAGTCGCTGGTGCTGTTGATGTAATTATATCTACCGTAGAGGTATCTTAATGAGTTATATTGGTAACGTTCCGGTTATACCAGTAGATGCGATAACACCTATCACAGGTTCGTTATCCGCTAACGGTACACTCATTTCAGTAGATACCACCGGTTATAATTCAATTTCAGTTCAGTTGACCGGTAACGTATTTTCTTCGGGTGCTTCCACCATGTTTGAGGCAAGTAATGATAATCAAAACTGGTTTAACGTACAAGGTTTTAGTTTCAATAATGCTATCACTCCAAATGATACGGTTACTGGTCCAGACCTCTATATCTGTCCAACACCAGGAAGATATTTTCAGGTAGTAGTATCCAATTATGTTCCGGGTAGTAATACTTCAGTTAGTGCTTTGGCATATTTAAGGTCTCAAAGTGTTGCTGGTTATGCCGATATGGCCATGAACCAAACACTTGATGATGACACAGGACTTGCACAAACGGTTAAATTTCCAGGATTTGTAGGTGCAGGTAACCAATCACAGGTTAACGGACTTCCCGTCACTCTTACCAACGAACAAATTCAAGACAAATATATTGTAGGTCGTGCTTTTTCTGGTAATATTCCAGTTAATACAATTTTAACAAACGATACTTCAATACCAACTCAACAAGGATGGATAGATTGCTCTCAATATAGAAGTTTAGCGGTTTTTGTAAACCAATCAGCGACTGCTACCGCTGGCACAATAACATTTGAATTTTCTAATGATGGAGTTAATTTATTAAATCCAGTAGTTGGTCTTTTTGATACACAAGGTGTTGATTCCTTATCTTTTGTTTCATCAGTTTCATCTAGTTTATCTACAACAGGCGCAAAAACAATTACTCGATTTGGAAATATTGTTTGGAAATATTTTAGAATTAGAGTAACTTCAGCAATAACCAGTACATCATCCATTGTGCAAGCAACTGTGATGTTACGAATGACAACATCCCCAGTTTCTATTATACCTCAAGCAAATATTGGAGGAATAAATAACGGTACTTTTCCTACACAAACAACAGGTGCATTAAATAATGCTATTAATACAACAAACCTTACAACAGCATATTTACCTATTGGTGGCGATGACAAATCAGTAATAAACCCACAGATTCAAGGCGCTCCATACCCAATTGCATCAACAAACGCATCTTATGTGACAGGACCTTTTTATCGCAGAAACTATGTTGATTTTGCTGGTGGTGTAGGAGTTGCAGGTTTAGATCCTCGTTATTCAGAAGATAAGACATATCCCGTCAACGTCAGGTTAGAAAGAACTACGGCTGGACAAGAATCGGTACAAGATATTTTAGCTCAAATATTGGTAGAACTTAAAGCAATGAACTATTATACCAGAGAACTGCCAGTTGCTGTAGGTCAAGTACTACAAGGTGCTAATCCAAATGCCACATATCCTACAGCTATGCAGGATGAATTAGAGAATTTTTTCCACGATCCGAACATACTAAATAGTAAGAACGGTTAAAGAAAACCAAGTTACACTAAATAATGGTGTATTTTATAAATATAAATTCATTAATTTGAAAGGAAGTAAAAAATGTTAATTCAAGGATCAGTAGGACAGCCGTCCACAACTTCGATTCAACCAGGTACAACTCCAACATTACGTCAAGGTCAACTTGGTGAAATGGTAGTTCAAGAGCTTCATGGTCGTTATTATGAAACCGCTTATCGCCGTAACCAGTTTTTTGCTGCCACTCAGGCTGGTGTTACAACTACTGCTGGTTTGGCAACTACTACAACCGGTTTGATTTTGACCAATCCAACAACATCTACTGTTAACTGTGTGTTAAATAAAGTTGGTTATGCTTTTACCGTTTTACCTGCTGCTCCTATCGTGGTTGGCTTGGCATTTAACACCTCAACTACTGCTGTTACTCAGACTACTGCAATTACAACTCGTAACAGTTTTTTAGGTGGTGCTACTCCACAAGGATTAGTTGCTTCTTCTGTAACTCTACCAACTGCTGGTATCGTTTCACATATTTTTGGTGCAGTTAACTTTATTGCTACTCCTGCCAACATCTATGCGACTACAATGACTATGGTCGACTTGGAAGGTTCTGTTATTCTTCCACCAGGTTCATATGTTCACATTTACACATCAACCGCATCTGGTGCTTCCGGTTTCTTCGGTTCTTTCCAATGGGAAGAAGTTCCAGTTTAATGCAGTAATGCTCCTGCTCAGGAGTATTCAATCATATTATTTGAATGAATGGCTCCTACGGGAGCCATTTCTATTTACGGAAAAATAAAAAATGGCATTAACAAGACCAAGTATTAATTTAATATCGAGTGGTATTACCACTTCTAATCTTGTTATTAGTAATACAACACCAGCAACCTCAAATATTACTGGTGCTTTAGTTGTTTCTGGTGGTGTTGGTATTGCCGGAAATGTGTATGCGGCCGCAATATATTCTAATGGTATTTTAGTTGATACCAGCAATGCTAATACAGTATACATTAAAGCTGGATTGGATTCAGCTAATGCTAATATTGCTTTATTACAAGCTGGATTAATCACGGCCAATGCTAATGGTGTTGCTACTGATGGTAAAATGCAATCGGCTTATAATCAGGCCAACGTTACTGCTGGTGGATTGATTACTGCTAATGCTAATACAGTATACATTAAAGCTGGATTGGATTCAGCTAATGCTAATATAGCAATTTTATTTGGTACTGATGTAAGCCAGAATAATCGCATGTCGATTATTGAAGGAACGGATGTAAGCCAAAATGCTAGAATGGCCATTATTGAAGGTGTTGATGTTACACAAAACACCAACATTTCTAATAAATTATCATTAACTGGTTCACTTAATCAAACTGTTAGTGGTAATGTGACAATCAGCCAAGATTTAATTGTTTCTGGTAATTTGATACTTACTGGTAATATTAACTCTCAAAACGTTCAACAACTGGCGGTAGCCGATCCATTAATTTTACTTGGTCTTGGTAACTATTTAAGCGATACTAAAGATATTGGTTTTGCTGCTCATTATAATGATGGCACAAATGCACATGCTGGATTAATTCGTGATTCAGGAACAAAAGAATTTTATGTATTTCAAGGATATATTCCTGAAGTAGATGCAACCAATAATATTGATATTAATGATGTTTCATTTGTTAAAGCAAACTTAAATGCTGGTTATGTAAAATCAAATTTAATTGCTACAACGGCAGTAGTTAATGGATTAGAACTTTATAATTATTCTACCGCCGTTTATGCACAGGCCAACGTAACTGCAGGTGGATTAATTACTGCCAATGCTAATACAGCAATTACTCAAGGCGTGGACTTAACTCAAAATACTAATATTGCTTTATTACAAGCTGGATTAATCACAGCCAATGCTAATGGTGTTGCTACTGATGGTAAAATGCAATCAGCATATAATCAAGCTAACGTTACTGCTGGCGGACTTATAACGGCTAACGCTAATACAGTTTATATCAAAGCTGGATTGGATTCAGCAAATGCTAATATTGTTTCATTACAAGCATTAGCTAATAGCGATTATACTACATTAACATCATCTACTGGAACTTTTGGTAGTGGATCATTAGTGCCCGTTGTTACTATAGCCGCAAATGGTCGTGTGACTAACATTACAACAACTTCTGTATCGGGTGGAGGTGGCGGAAGTTCTTCCAATAGTTTCTCTGTAATTAAAGTTTCTGGTCAACCAGATTTAATTGCAAACACTCCAAACTCACCATTAACATTGGTTGCTGGATCAGGTATTATACTTTCATCAGTTGGTACATCCAATACATTAACGATTGCTTCTACCAGTGGTTTCTCTGGTGGTACTATTGCAAATCAATTAATCGTTGCTAATAGTAATACATCAACATCAACAACTACTGGTGCATTACAAGTACAAGGTGGTGTAGGTATTACGGGTAATGCATATTCTAATGCGATATATACTAATGGACTTTACTATGCTGCCAATAATCAACCTATACCAATTGGTGGCGGTAGTGGCGGATCATCAATTACAATAGGACAAGTAACTGCAATAGCAATGGGCTTTGCGTTACCATAATTTAATTATCAGGAGATTATAACATGGCAGGAAATCAAGCACCCATTTATTCGAGAGTAGGCGACATTGAAGGCTCAGTAATTTTAACAACGGCAGCTGCTGATTATACCGGTAACAACGTTAATAATACTATTGTGTATCAAGCAGATCCAACCAACGGTGGATTTATTCAGCGTTTAAGATTTAAGGCTCTTGGTACTAACGTTGCAACTGTTGCTCGTATATATCTCAATGAAGGATATCCGGCACTTACGACACAAGCTTTGGTACCAGGAACTCCTACTGCATCACTTAGTGGTACTGGTGGTGCATTACAAGTTGGTAGTTATTATGCGGTAGTTCAATCAATTGACCAATACGGACAACCATCACAGTTTTCAGCAGAAAGTACAGTAGCAAACACAACATCTAATACATCAACAATTACATTTTCTTGGGCTGGTGCCACAGGCGCTAATACATATCGTTTATTTGTTGGTCCATCTCCTAGTGGTGAAGTAATTTATTTTCCGGTATCAGGAAATACAACATCATATACTGTGGCAAACGTTGTTCCTAATTTAGTAACAAACTTACCATCACAAGGTCAACCAAAAGACTTTGTTAGCGTTAATATGTTTTATGGTGAAGTTTCTTTACCAGCAACTACTGCAACACAAACTGCGGCAACAACTGACGTAGATTATCCAATGAATATTGCATTACCCCCTGGTTATCACGTTCTTGTTGGATTAGGAACTACTGTTGCTGCTGGTTGGACTGTAACGGCAATTGGTGGTGCATATTAACAATGCTGGATCTTAATCATGTTCTTGCGACTCCAGGTTTAGATTCACAGTATTTTCAAGGACCTGGATGGGTAACATCACCCACAGCAATAACTATTTCTTCGATGGCTCCTGCTGGCGCTTTATTTCTAGCCTCAGGTAACTATCAAGTTGGTCAAGCAATTCAAATTACTGGTAATTATTTACCAGGTACCATTACTGGCTACACATCCGGTGCTATCTATTATATTCTCACCGTGAACGGATCAACAATTCAAATCAGTGCAAGTCCTGGTGGTGCTCTAGTAACATCATCGTTTACGAACATAACTGATGTTACTGTGGCAACTGGCGGCGTTTTAACTGTATCTGCTGGAGATTGGAAAGTTGGTCAACCAATTACTATAACAGGTACATTTACCGCAGGTTCTATTACTGGTTATGTGTCTGGTACCACTTATTATATTATCACAGTTACCAGCACAACATCAATTACTATTAGTGCAACTCTAGGTGGTTCAGCAGTAACATCAACTGCGGGTACTGCGACTCCGGGAGCTACATTTACTGTTGTTGGTGATGCAACAGTAAGCGTACTGATTCCGCAATGGCAAACTTGGCGTAAACCTCGTGGAATTAAATGGATTTATATGTTAGGTGTAGGTGGTGGGGCGTCTGGTGGATGTGGAGTGAATACAGCAACAACATCGGGTGGTGGAGCAGGAGGTGGTGGCGGTGGACAAACAACATTAATGATTCCAGCAATGTTTGTTCCTGATATTCTTTATATTGCTGCCGGTAATGGTGGACCAGCGCAAAATACAAGTGGTGCAGTTGGTCTTGGTGGAACTCCAACTTACATATCTATTGAACCAAATACAGGAATGGATTTAAATAAAAATTTATTTTGGGCAAATCCTGGTACTATTACTGGTTCTGCAGCTACTGCTACAACAGGTGGTGGTACTGGAGTTCTTGCGACAGCAGCAACAATTGGTTATATGCCATTAGCTGGACGAGGATTATATAATTTACAGACAGCCGCAGCAGGTCCTGGCGCAGGAGGTTCGCCGAATGCTGTTGGGGGCGATATTAGTAATGCTCCAAATACAGGAAACGTGAGTTTTCCCGGTAGTGGTGGTGGTGGCACTAGCGGTGCTGGTGGTGGAATTGGCCAATCGGGCTTGATTTTAGGACAAGATTTTTACCCTCTCTTGTCTACTGGAGCAGCAGCAGCATCAGGTTCAACTCCAGCAGTAGATGGACAAGGTGGTTTTATTGCAAATCATTTTATATTTAATGGTGGTGGTTGTGGTGGCGGAGGTGCAACTACTACTGCAGGTGGTATTTCTGGACGTGGTGGTAACGGAACACCTGGATCGGGTGGCGGAGGTTCAGGTGGTGCAACTACAACAAATCCTAATGTACAATCTGGTGCAGGCGGGCCAGGTTTTGTTCTTATATTAAGTTGGTAAAATGTTAGATTTTAATCACGTTCTTTCTACTCCAGGCGCAGATATTCAGTATTTTACTGCTGTCAGCTCAGCCGCTCGATCCATTAGCCAAAATGGACAACAATGGCAAACTTGGCGTAAACCTAGAGGTTGTAAATTTATTTATATGATAGTAGTAGGTGGTGGGGGTTCTGGTGGATGTGGAGTGAATACCGCAACAACATCAGGTGGTGGTGGAGGAGGTGGTAGTGGTGGACAAACAACATTAATGATTCCAGCAATGTTTCTTCCTGATGTTCTATACATTCAATGTGGTATGGGCGGTAGACAACCAGCAACATTAACAAGTGGTGCTACTGGTGTTGCTGGGATTGGTACAATGGCTATATGTGAACCTAATAGTAGTTCAAGTCAATTAATTGTAATAAATGCTAATGGCGGTGGTGGTGGTGGTGCAGCAAGTACTACTGCTGCTGGTGCTGCTGGTACTGCTGGAGCTACAATTCAACTTAACGCAACACCATTTTTGGGACGAGGAATATTTAGAATTTATGCTGGCCAAGTCGGCGCCACCGGTGGTAACGGTACTGCGGGTACTGCTGGTACTAGTGTAACATTACCAACAACAGGCCCAATGGTCACAGGTGGTAGCGGTGGTGGAGGAAAAACCGCAACCGTGTTTGGTGCAGGCTCAGTAATTACTATGCCCACAGGTGGTGTTAGCACAGGTTCTTCTGATTTCTTTCCATTGACTGGAACAACACCGGCAGCTGCTACAGGTGCAACGCCAGCTGCCGCAGGACAAGATGGAATAATTGTAAGAAATATGTTAATGAATTTTGGTGGTGGTGGAGGTGGCGCAGCTTCAGAAACATCAGGTGGTATTGCTGGTGCTGGTGGTAACGGAGCTCCAGGTTGCGGTGGTGGTGGTGCTGGTGGATCCTCATCAACTACAGGCGTAACAACACTAGCAAGACCAGGTGATGGCGGCGATGGTTTTATTTACATTATAAGTATATAATATGTTAGACTTTAACCATATTCTTTCTACTCCAGGTTATGACTTTCAACAGTTCATTGGAACTGCTAGTGCTACTATAGGTACAGGATCCGGTGGCCAACAATTACAAACTTGGAGAAAACCAAGAGGTATAAATTGGGTTTACATCATTGGCGTAGGTGGCGGTGGATCAGGAAGTGTTGGTGGTAGAGCAGCTGCTACTGCTGGTGGAGGTGGTGGTGGAGGTTCAGGCGGTCAAACAACATTATTAATACCCGCCAGTATGATTCCAGACACACTCTATATTCTTGCTGGTCAAGGTGGTATTTCTGGAACAACTGTTGCTCTTGCGGGTACAGCAGGAACTCCAACATATGTATTAATTGAACCTGATACAACACTCACAGTTAATCTTACTTTATTACTTGCGAATGGTGGTTCTCCAGGTGGCGCTGAAGCAAATGGTGGTAGTCCTGGTGGTACTGGTGGTACATCTGTAACCATTGCCAATATGCCATTGGCAGGCAGAAGCGCATACAACTTTTTTGGAGGACAAACAGGTGGTACAGGTGGTAGCAGAGCAGCTGGTGCTGGTGCAGCTATTTCAATACCCACAACAGGATTGATGGTCACAGGTGGCCAAGGTGGTGGTGGCGGAGGTAATACGCCAAATGCTGGCAATGGATTTCTCGCTAGCACAGGTTCACTAGGTCAAGATTTTTTCCCCAATACAACAGGGGGAACGCAAAGTGTTAGTGACCTGCCAGCACCAGCAGGATCTCCTGGTTTTATTAGTCGTAACTTTTTGATGAATTTTGGTGGTTCAGGCGGTGGCGGCTCAAGTTCGATTACAGGTGGCATAGCAGGTGCTGGCGGTGATGGTGCACCAGGATGTGGCGGTGGCGGTGCAGGTGCTTCAAACTCAAATAATCCTACAGTATCACCGGCAGGTAACGGTGGACCAGGATTTGTTTATATCATTTCATTCTAATCACAAATAAACTTAAATGGAGCAAGGTATAAATACCTCCATCACAGGAGATATTGATGGCTACCATTACCAACAGACAAGATTTTATTGATTATTGCAAGCGTAGGCTTGGATTTCCCGTCATCGAAATTAACGTGGATGACGACCAGGTTAATGACCGTATCGATGACGCACTTCAATATTTTCAGGATTATCATTTTGATGGACTTCAAAAGGTCTATTGGATTAAAGTACTTAATAATACCGATATTGCAAACCGGTATTTGGATGCCAGCCAAGCAAAAGATTCTCAGGGAAATAATTTAGAAATTGCTGGTATTTCTCGTATATTCCCAATATCCGATTCTCAAGCAAACGTTAATATGTTTGACCTTCGTTATCAACTTCGTTTAAATGAGTTGTATGACTTTACTTCCGCATCATACATCAATTATACTTTAACAAATCAACACTTACGCTCTCTAGAAATTATGTTTACTGGAGAAGTTCCTATTCGATTCCAAAGACATACTCAAAGATTGTATATTGATTGGAATTGGGGTAATTCTGAAGCTCCTACTGGTACAGTTGTTATCGCTGAAGCGTATGCTTTGATTAATCCGGATGTTTATAATTTGGTATGGAATGACCGTTGGTTGAAAGAGTATGCCACAGCACTTATTAAAAGAACTTGGGGTAACAATATGGCTAAGTTTGATAACATTCAATTACCGGGCGGAGTTACATTGAATGGCGGAAGAATTCTTCAAGAAGCTACGACAGAAATTGAGCGTCTTGAAAGAGAGATGGAAAATAATTACGGAAGTCCTTTAGAATTTTTTATGAATTAATATGTACCATAAACACCACATTATACCTCGACATATGGGTGGATCCGATGATCCATCTAATTTAATTAAGTTAACAATACCAGAACATGCTGAAGCTCATCGTGTTTTATGGGAAACACATGGAAAAATAGAAGATTACTATGCTTGGCAAGGATTATTAGGCAATGTAACAGGTTATGAAATATTAAAAGGAATAATGGGATCTGAAAAAATGAGAAACCATCTTTCCAAAAAAGGCAAAGAATATTGGAATACTTTATCTGAAGAAGAAAAAAATAAAAAACTTGAAAAATTTAATGCATCAAAAATAGGTAATAAACACGCATTAGGTAAAACTTGGACGTTATCAGAACAATCTAAAAACAATGTTGCAGAATCAAAAAGTGTAAATTGGTTGATAACTTTTCCTAATGGTAAAAAAGAAATTATAAAAAACATGAATAAATTTTGTAGGGATAATGGTTTAGATCAAGGCGCTATGTCTAATGTTGCCAAAGGTTTAAAAAGTCACCATAAAAACCATTTATGCCAAAAGGTAGGAACCTAAAATCGCAACCAACCATTATTTTAGCAATTATAATAGCAAATATTCAGAGCAAAGATTAGTTGAAGATTTGTTGGTTGAGTCCATAAAAATTATGGGCTTTGATGCTTATTATTTGGCAAACACAAATGATGAAGCTAGAGACCTTTTATACGGTGAAGATCCAGTTAAGAAATTTCAATCTGCATATGTGGTTGAAATGTATATGTCCAGCATTATGGAATATTCTGGTGAAAGAGAATTGTTTTCTAAATTTGGTTTAGAAATTAAAAACAACATGGAAGTGGTTGTGTCTAAAAGATCATTTTCACAAAGAGTTCCACAAAACCTTTTTACACGACCAAGAGAAGGTGATTTAGTTTACATACCTTTTGGTAACGGCACAGGTGAACTTTTTGAAATTACTTTTGTTGAGCAGAACAAAGATATGATGATGTTAGGCCGTAAATATCCATTCTTCTATGAAATGCGTTTAGAGAAATTCAAGTATGCTCAAGAAGTCATTAATACTGGTATACCAGACATTGATATTGCTATGGACAATTCAGCATATTCAATTGATTTACAATTAGGTTCTGGTGTAGGCAGTTATGTATCAAAAGAAATTGTATATCAATCACATGACGGCACTTTAGCCAATGCAACCACTTCAGCTATGGTACAAAGTTGGAACGATCCAACTAATACATTAATAGTTACTAATATTGCTGGAGAATTTGTAGACGGACAAACAATCATTGGCGCATCAAGTGGTGCATCTTATTATTTGTCAACTTACGATCCTTTAGCAACAAGTATACATAACGAAATTTATGATAATAAACTGATAGAAAATAATGCCAATTCAGTTATTGACTTTTCAGAAACTAATCCGTTTGGAAGCATATAATGGCAGATACATCATATAACCGAATCATTCGTAAACTGGTTGTTGGTTTTGGCAACTTGTTTAATAACATTACATTGGTTCGATATAATCCAGATAATACAGAACAAGAAAGAGTCATTGTTCCAATTATCTATGCGGCCAAAGAATTATATGTTAAACGATTAGAAGAAGATTATAATTTGGACAAAAAAGTTCAAATTACTTTACCTAGATTATCATTTGAAATGACTGGTCTTTCTTATGACACCTCTAGAAAACAAAATACAAATTGGAAATCTTTTGCAAATACAGGTAAAGGAGTTGTTTCACAATACAATCCAGTACCTTATGATTTTGATTTTTCTTTATATCTTTATGTTAGAAATATTGAAGATGGTACTCAAATTATAGAACACATTCTTCCGTATTTTACTCCTGATTATACTATTAAATTAAATTTGGTTCCTGAAATGGGAGTAGTTAAAGAAATACCTGTTGTATTAAAAGATACTAGTCAAGAAATTATCTATGAAGGTGATCGCAATAGTGGCACAAGAACAATTATTTGGACTTTAAACTTTACAGTTAAAGGTTTTATATTTGGTAAAACTTCTACAGCAGGTTTAATTAAAACTTCTATTACAAATATTTTGGATAAAATTACTACTGCTGATGTAATTCAATTTAATATGTCAACTTCAGGAGTAGGAACATATAAAATTGGTGAAGGTGTTTATCAAGGTTTTTCTCCGATAAATTCAACCGCAACTGCTAAAGTAGTTTCATTTGATAATAATGTCTTACATTTGACAAATATTAATGGCAATTTTGTATCGTCACAGCCCATATATGGTGTAACAACTAATGCCAGTTACACATTTAATTCATATCAACTTATACCTGCACAGTACGCACAAATTGTTACTGTTTCTAATCCAACAGATGCTAACGCCAACACAATGTATACATATACCACCACGGTACAAGAAGATATTAATATTACTAAACCAGTTCTCACATCAAACGGATTCAATACCGATTTGAACACCAATGTATTTGGTATAGATGATTTAGTAACAGAACAAGAAAACCCAATCGATTTAGGAAATTAAAATGTCAAGAACATTACAATTTAGAAGATATGCCAATACAGTAGTTGCTAATACTGTAGGTGCGGATGGCGAATTAGTTATAGACAATACCAATAATTATCTAACTATACATGATGGCATAACTCCTGGTGGAGTTAGGTCTCTTGGTTCTCCAGGAATTAGCTTGGTGAACAATAGACATACAGTTACACTTGGCAATACTGGATATTTGTTTTTAGCAAACTCTGGAGGCCTTAGATTTGGAGATACTTATCAAACTACGGCATTTTCTTCTTTTTATATTAACACAATTAATCAAACTACTGCAAACGTTACGGCATTACAAAATGCTAGCGCAAATAGTGAAACTGCAGTTTTACAAGGTGGTTTAAATTCTGCAAATGCAAATATAATTTCATTGCAAGTTGGAGTATCAGCTACTGACAGTAAAATGCAAAGTGCTTACAACAAAGCAAATAATGCTCTGTCTAACGGAACATTAACATATGCCGCATCAGGATTGTTTGCTGTTTTTGGCGCAAACTCAAACACCTATCAACAGGTTGTTTTACAGAATTCAAATACTGGTACACAAGCATCAGCAGACTTTGTTGTATCTAATTTTTATAGTACTGATGGATTTTTATATGGTGATTTTGGTATTAACGGTTCAAACTTTGCCGGTTTAGGTTCTTTAGGTACAGCAAACAATGTTTATTTGTATGCTTCAAATACAGATTTGGCAATTGGCACATCAAGTGCAAATGCAATTCACTTTGTGGTTAATGGAAGTACTATTGATGCGATGAGTATCAATTCAACCGGCACAGTTAATGTGGCAGGAAATTTGTATGCCGGCTCAGGACTTGGTTATACAACCGGTTCAGGTGGTGCTATAACACAATTAACAAGTAGAACAACTGGTGTTACATTAAATAAACCATCAGGTCAAATTACATTAACTTCAAATGCGATGGCAACAGGTACCTCTAATACTTTTGTGTTTACAAATTCATCTATCTCAGCAAACGATTTTATAATGATTAATCATTGGTCTGGTGGTACTTTAGGAAATTATACATTTGCTTCTAATACTTCTGTTGGTCAATCAAACGTAACCATTAGAGCAATAAATACTGTTACTGCTGAAGCTCCAGTATTACAATATGTGGTTATTAAAGGTGCCGCTTCTTAATAAATTAATAATATGAATAATTTTGATAAAAATATGGAACAAATCTTTGATGTTGTTCCATCAAAACCTATTGAACAAAAAAAGTCTACAGAAATAGTATCGGTTAAATACAATGATCCTGATATGAAACAGGATTTGACCGATGCTTATCAGCAATCAAAAGAAAATCTTCAAGAAATTATTGACCAAGGCAAAGAAGCCATGGAAGATATACTTAATATTGCCAAAGCAGGTCAACACCCACGAGCATTTGAAGTATATGGTACTTTATTAAAAAATATGGTGGATGCAAATAAAGAACTACTAAACATTCAAAAACAAATGCGTGAAATGGATGAAGAAAATAAAAAATCCAAAGGTGATACTAATATAGATAAAGCCATATTTGTAGGTTCTACTGCCGAATTGAATAAATTATTAAAAGGAAAAGAATGAAGCTTTGGGTGAATGTTTGTTTTCATTATGTACCAGAAAGATTGCCAAAATTCTATAATCTTATAGAAAACATCAACAAATTTAAAACAGAAAAAACAAAATTAATCATCAACTGTAATATTAGCTTTGATAATAATTTGCCAATTCAAGTATCAGTTCTTGATGACCCATTTCATTTGACTTGGGAACATAAAAAATCTATGTTAAATTTTTTAGAATCTGATTTTACTCATTTTGTATATCTTGAAGGTAACTTAGAATTAACTCAAAAGAATTTAAATTATTGGTGTAAAACCAAACAATTATTTAAACAAAACAATTTAAACTTTATACCAGCAATACATCGTGTACAAGTGTTCAATGAAAAAACATATTCTTTAGATTCTACACATCGTGTTAATAAAAAATTTGCAATAGAGATTGGCAATCAAAAGTTTATTTCATTATCGGAACCTTATCAAGGTATGTTTATTATGGACCGTGAAATGGTTGAAGAACATATCAATTCTGATTATTTCAATCTAGGTCAAAAAGGTTGGTTTGGAATTCGTGAATCGGCTAATTTGGGCAATATGTACATTAATGTTCCTTCAGGTTTTTCACATCGTGCATTAGTACCACTAAATAATTTTGATGAATGTTGTGCAGTACATAATGGTACTGATTACCACAACGATCTCAATTCACCTCATGCTAAAATACTTATCACAGAATTGTTCGTATGACAACTAATAAACAATCTTACCGTGATAACCCACGACTCAAACGAGTTGGGGTTCAAATTAATTACACGGAAGAACAAGTTTTAGAGTACCAAAGGTGTGCTAAAGATCCTGTTTATTTTTCAAAGTACATTAGTATTGTATCTTTAGACCACGGTATTGTACCTTTTAATATGTACGATTTTCAAAAAGATATGATTAAAACCTTTAACGAAAATCGTTTTGTTATCGTTAAATGTCCTCGTCAGGTTGGTAAAACCACTACTGCAATTGCTTATCTTTTGTGGGTTATTCTGTTTCAAGACGCACAAAACATAGCCATTCTGGCCAACAAAGGTAAAACTTCCCGTGATATTCTAGGTAAGTTACAGTTGGCCTATGAGAATCTTCCTATCTGGTTACAACAAGGTGTTGTGGAATGGAACAAAGGTAAGATTGAATTGGAGAATGATTCTAAGATTACCGCAGATTCCACATCAAGTTCTGCTGCTCGTTCAGGATCTTATAATATTGTATTCTTAGACGAGTTTGCTTTTGTGCCTTCCAATATTGCCTACGAATTCATGGCATCCGTCTATCCAGTTATTACTTCTGGTACTAGAACAAAAATTTTGATGGTCTCCACACCAAACGGAATGAATTTGTATTATAAGATGTGGATGGATGCTATTGAAAAACGAAGCAATTATACTCCTTTTGAGATTCATTGGTCGCAAGTTCCGGGTCGTGACCAAGAATGGCGTGAAGAAACTATTCGTAACACTTCTGAAAGACAGTTCCAACAAGAATTTGAAACAGAATTTTTAGGTTCTTCGAATACTTTGATTGCTGGTGGTAAACTTCAACAAATGAGATATGGTAATCCAATTGCCACACATGACCTCTTAAAGATATATGAACAACCTATTAAAGAAGATGGCGAAAAGAACCCGAAAGATCATCTATATTGTTTAGTGGTCGACCCATCAGAAGGTAAAGGACTCGACTTCAGTGCGTTCTCCGTCATTGATATGTCAGAAACTCCTTATAGACAGGTTGCAACTTATAAATCATCTTCAATATCACCTATATTATTTCCAACTGTTATATACAATACGGCAAAATTTTACAATGATGCCTATGTTTTGTGTGAAATTAACAATACACAACAAATTGCCGATACGCTTCATGCTGAATTAGAATATGAAAATTTATGGAAAGTATTTACTGGCAATAAAAAACCACAACAATTATCTGCCGGTTTTGCTAGAGGTGTTCAATTAGGTTTGAAAATGTCACCTCAGGTCAAACGAATTGGTTGTTCCAACTTAAAGGCTTTGATTGAAGGTGATAAGTTATTGATTAATGACTTTGACACCTATTCGGAATTAACTACTTTTGTAGCTCAAAAGAATTCTTTTGGTGCTGAACCAGAATCAAATGATGACTTAGTGATGGGTTTAGTCATGTTTGCGTGGGCAACCACACAAAAATATTTTAAAGAAATTGTAAATCATGATGTAAGAAAACAGATTCAGTTAGAAAATATGAATCAATTAGATGAAATTACTCCACCAGCGCCAGTAATTAATGATGGTTTTGAACATGAATTTATGGTTCAAGGTGGAGATGTTTGGGAAAAAGCAGGTTCCGGTGAAGTCTATGCCGATTATTCCAGAGAATTCTGGAGAAAAATGTAAATCCTGTGATTCATAAATATCTGTATGGTATCATAACTGCCAAAAACATATAATAATTCAAGGAGAATTTAAATGCCTTTTCAACTCTCTCCAGGTGTAAACGTATCGGAAATTGACTTAACTACAGTCGTTCCTTCGGTACTTACAACTGCTGGCGCTTTTGCTGGAGCCTTTTCTTGGGGTCCAGTAGGAAAAATAACTTTAGTTAATAACGAAATTACATTGACAAAACAGTTTGGAAATCCGAATAACAACACAGCAACGTCTTTCTTTACCGCTGCTTCTTTTTTAGCTTATGGTAATAATTTAAACGTTGTTCGTGCTGCTAATAATTTAACTTATAACGCAGACACAAATCCTTCAAATCCAAATACTCAAGTTGGTAATCCAGATGTTTTTCAATACACATTATTGAATCAAAACAATTCCAACCTATACGGCGCTTTCATGGCTCGTTATCCTGGCGCTTTAGGTAACTCTTTGGCGGTTTCTGTTTGTGATACAGCCAATCAATTTAGCCAGTGGGCATATGCTGGTTACTTTACTTCTGCTCCAGGTACTTCTGTTTATGCATCTAGCGTAGGCGGTGCAAATGACGAAATTCACATCATTGTAACAGATGCCAACGGATTGTTTACAGGCACAAAAGGCACAGTATTAGAAACTTTCCCGTTTGTATCAAAAGCCTCTGATGTCACAATTAATGGTAATTCAAATTACTATAAACAAGTTATTTTTAATAAATCTCAATATCTTTATGCCGTTGATCCAGTAAATTATGTAACTAACGTAACTAATGGCAATTGGGGTCAAATTTCTGCTAATACTAATTTTACATCTTCAAACGTAAACACCACTTTGGCTTTAAGTGGCGGTACTGATACTGCATTAACAGAAGGTGATTATAAAAATGGTTATGGATTGTTTACAAACAAAGAAACTACAGACATTTCTTTAGTTATTACTGGTGACGCAAACGCAAACGTTCAATCGTACATTATTGACAACATTGTTAACTCTCGTGCTGATTGTGTTGCTTTTATTTCGCCTCCGCAATCTGCTGTTGTAAATAGTGCTGGTAGCGAATCCACAAAGATACTGGATTGGTTAAACAACACATCAACCGGTTTACAACGTTCATCTTCATTTGTTGTTGCCGATTCTGGTTGGAAATATATGTACGACAAATACAACCAAACATATCGTTGGATCCCGTTGAATGGTGACATTGCTGGTTTATGTGTTAACACAGACCAAGTTCGTGATCCATGGTTCTCACCTGCCGGTTTCAACCGTGGCGCAATCAAAAATGCCATTAAGTTGGCATGGAACCCAGCAAAAACATACCGTGATGTATTGTATAACGCTGGTGTAAATCCAGTTGTATCTTTCCCTGGTCAAGGTATTGTTCTATTTGGTGACAAAACATTACAATCTAAACCATCAGCTTTTGATCGTATCAATGTTCGTAGATTGTTTATTGTACTTGAGAAAGCCATTGCTAAAGCTGCACAATATTCATTGTTTGAATTTAACGATGATTTTACCCGTGCTCAATTTGTTGCCTTGGTAACTCCATTCCTTCGTGATGTTCAAGGACGCCGTGGTATTACCGACTTCCGTGTTGTTTGTGATACTACAAATAATACACCACAAGTAATTGATTCAAATCAATTTGTTGGCGATATTTACATTAAACCTGCTCGTTCCATTAATTTCATTCAGTTGAATTTTGTGGCAGTTGGAACTGGTGTTGACTTCACAACAGTAACGGCCGCTGTCTAATAAATAAAAGATATAGGAGAAAACAATGGCTTTTAATGTAAACGATTTTAGAGCAAATATGATTGGTGACGGTGCCCGTCCCAATCTATTTCAAGTGACTCTAACATTCCCAACTTTTGCAGTAAACGGTGCAGCTGCTGGTGCAAAAACAACTTTCATGGCAAAAGCAGCGCAGTTGCCTGGTTCAACAATTGGACAAATTACCGTTCCATATTTTGGTCGTGAAATCAAATTTGCTGGTAACCGCACATTTACCGATTGGTCACTCACCATTATTAACGATGAGGATTTTGTAATTCGTAACGCTTTAGAATCTTGGATGAATGCTATTAATAGTAATACAACCAACGTTCGGAGTAATGCCGCTACAACACCTACTAGTTATACTGTGGATGCTACGGTTGATCAGTATAGTAAAACAGGAAGCATTCTTAAATCATATAAGTTCGTTGGTTTATTCCCTGTTGATGTTACCCCAATCGACTTAGGTTGGGACCAAAATGATACTATTGAAGAATACAGCACAACATTTGCATTCCAATATTGGGAATCAAATACTACTAGTTAATATATTTTTATTACGGGAGGACTTCGGTCCTCTCTTTATGTTTTTTTGAATTGGAAAAGTAAACAATATGGCCGCACTCAATAAATT